ACGCCGCCTCTGAGGCCGACTTCGACTCGGGCTTCACCGGCAAACCGGCGGACAAACCCGCCGCGACGGAGGGCAAACCGGCCAAGACCGAAGCTGCGACCGCGGCACCCGAAGGGGCGACCGTGGCAGCCGAGGAAACGCCGGAGTTTATCCAGGTGACGAAGAAAGATTGGGACGAGATTCGCGCCGCCGCCGCCAAGACGGCGAGCTACGATCAACAACTCAGTCGAGTTTTCGGTACACTGGGAAATCTCCAAAAGTTGGTGCAGGGCTTCCAGGCCCAAACCCCGAAGGGCGGCAAGGTCGAGATTCCGGCCACGGCGTTCGCCCAGATGGAGAAGGATTTCCCTGAACTAGCCGCCCAAACCCGCGCCGCCCTCGAAGCCGCTCTAGCCGGCGTGCATGGCACCGGAACCGCTGCTGCCGCCATCGACGACAGCAAGGTCGAGACCATGATGGCTGCCTATACTGCCAAGCGAGAGATCGAGGCGTTGGAAGACGCCTATCCCGAATGGCGGACGATCGTGGGCGCGGTATCAGCCGCGGGTGAACAGCCGGACATGACCAACCCGTTCCGGAAGTGGCTCGCATCCAAGGACGCCGCCTACCAGGCCCGCGTTAACGCAAGCGAATCCGCCGCTGTGATCAGCCGCGCGATCCGCCTGTTCCAGAACGAAACCAAGGCTGCCAAGCCCACAGCCGCAGCGACGCCACGCAATGATGCGCGAGCCGAGCGGATCAGGGCCGCCGTGCAGCCGAGGGGCGATGGAGCCGGAGTCCCAGCAGGAAAAACCGCGGACGATGATTTCCTAGAAGGTTTCAATAGCAGATGATTGGTTTACCATCTTCGTGCGCTTAGCTGCTCCACGAAGCCGAAAGGCGGCTGTCATCCGCGCACGGTATTCAGGGTCTTCCCACAGTTTCTTGATGCTCGCGCTCTTTTTCGCACAGATTTCCGGGTTGTCACCGTTGCGGCGCATCGCTGTCGCATGGTTCTGGCGATATTCCGGGCTGGCCCACATTCGTTCAAAACTGGCGGCATTTGCCGCCATCCACGCTGGATCTTTGGCTAAGCGGCGGCTAGTGGCTGTTACTTTCTCAAGCCAAGCCGGGTCTTTGGCTAATCGCTGTACGCCGGCAGCATGAGCATCTTTCCATTTAGGGCTAGCGTAAACGAGGCGCATCTTGGCTAGTCTCTTTTTGTGCCATTCATCGGACGCTGTTCGACGGAACTCAGCAGACAGTTGGCCAGCGGCAGACATCTTAGCGCTCCATTCTGGATCGGCGGTTCTGATGTCGTTGAGTCGTTTCGTTGCTGCTTCCCGCCACTTTGGGTCGGCATACAGGAGCGCACGTTGGGCAGCATTCTTTTCCTGCCATTCCGGGGTAGCGACCTTCTTCATGTTTTTTTCTCGCCATTCGGGAGTTTTCGATCGTTTGCGCGAACCGGCAGCCTGGGCCTTACGCCATTGCGGATTATCGGATCGAATCCGAGCCGCCTCTACTGACATGCCTTCACCGCCATCACGCTCGTTCATGCAGAACGGATCATCGAGCACGTCAGCCAATGTGACTAAGGTGGCTTCTGCTGCATACACGGCTTCCGAGGTCGGGAAGAATGCCACGATCTCGCGGACCAGCCGCTTGCGCTCGGGATGCGCTCGGACCCAGTTTCCAGATCCACGGTATGGGTCGGACAGCGGATGATTCTTCGTGGACCTCTTGCCGCCGTACCAGCGCCCATCAACTGGGTCCGTGGTTACGTACGTGAAATGCCAATAGCCCGCAGCGTCGGGAAGGGGTATGATTAAGTCAGCCATGTTGATGCTCACTACATCGATGTGGTCAGGGTTGGCGCCGGTGTTTCAGCACTGACGCCAGTCCGCTTTATACCCCAAACAGACTAAAATCGCAACGACTGAGACGCGCCACGCGCGGCCCAGCCTATGATCGTCGCCTTTGACGACGGTTTCTTGGACATCACCTCCACTTACACAAACCCAAGTAAACCGAAGGAACTAGAACTATGGCCATGCAAAACTTCACGCTCACCCCGGGGCGAATCAACCGCTTCAAAGGTGAAATACTTTCCCATGCCGTGCCGATGGAAGTGCTCGGCAAGACCGGGCGCCAGGTGCCCATGCCGCGCAACAACTCGGACACCTACGTTGCCCGCCGCTGGCTGCCCTACGGCGCAACGGCAACCTCCGCCAGCACGCAGAACGCCTTTTTCCAGAACGGCACGGGCGACCGCGGCAACGTCATCACCCAGGCGCATCAGATCCAGGAAGGCGTGACCCCCGCGCCGGACAGCATCGTGCCGCTCGACATCACCGTCGTCGTGCAGCAGTACGGCTGCCTCTATGGGTTCACGGACAAGACCTACGACCTGTATGAAGACGACATCCCCAAGGCGATGATCGAGCAGATTGGCGAGCGCGTTACGTTCGTCAACGAGATGATCATCTGGGGCGCATTGAGGGGCTGCACGAATGCCTACTATGGCGGCTCGGGCACAACGCTGGTCACGGTTAACGGCGGCCTGACGCTGGGCCTGGTGCGCAAGATCGCCAAGAACCTGCAGGCCAACCATGGCAAGCCGGTCAATAAGGTGCTGAAGGCCGGCCCGAACTTCGCCACTGATGCCGTGGCCGAGGGCTACACGGTGTACTGCCACACCGACCTAGAGCCGGACATTCGCGATCTGCCGAACTTCGTGCCGGCCGAGTCGTATGCGTCGGGCACCCCGATCGCCAACGAAATCGGCAAGTGTGAGCGGTTCCGGTTCATCACCTCGCCCGATCTGCCGGCGGTGCAGGACGGTGGCGCGGCGATCGGCGCAACCGGGCTTTACTCCACGACAGGGACGAGCATCGACGTGTACCCGTTCATCGTCACCGCGCAGGATGCGTGGGGCCAGATTGCCGTGCGCGGCAAGGACAGCCTCTCGCCGACGTTCCTGCCGCCCGGCGAGAAGTCCAAGAGCGATCCGCTCGGCCAGCGCGGCTACGCCGGCACGGCATGGTGGAAGGCCGTGATGATCGAAAATCAAGGGTGGATGGCAGTTGGCTTCGTCGGCTCGAAAGTGCTAACGTAATCAACTGGATAGGTTGTGTGTGTGAGCGTGTTTTCGTTGCTACTTGCATTCTAATGAAAATAGTGGTTGGTTATCATCTCCAACAAATGGAGATGGTGCGTGCCGGTTCAGAAGGTTTGCAGGGGCTGTGGGCATGGGTTCAGCGTGCCCAACAGACGATCGGCCGAAGTCAAGTTCTGCTCTCGGGCATGCAAGACAGAAGCTGGCTGGGCACTGCTGAAATGCTGTGTTTGCGGCACATCGGTACGGCGAAAGAAGTCGGATAATGCACGGTCAATCCGTATTTACTGCTCCCGCGCCTGCTTTCATAAAGGCGACGTTGGGAAACCAAAGAATACGGATCATCGGCCTCCGTCTAAATGCGGTAAGACGTGTGAAACTTGTGGCTCTGCTTTCCTGGTTCCAAATGCCAGGAAAGATTCTGCTAGATGGTGCTCCTTCCAATGCCAGGCATTAAGCCCTGTGTGGAAGGCGGAGTGTTCCGAAAGGCAGAGTGGCGCCAAGCACTGGCGATGGGCTGGCGGAGATCGCGCCCTGAAAACCGGATATATCCGGAACAAGCGGCAAGTTCTCGGAACGACCTACGTCACTTATCCGCACCGAGTAGTCCTATCTGATGCCCTGATGAAGGCTGATCCCAAACATCCCTTCATCGAGGGGGACAGGCTTAGTTCCAAGATCGATGTTCATCACATCGACCGCGATCGAACCAACAACAGCCTCTCCAATCTACTCGCCGTCACAAAGCTCGCTCACGCGCGAATACACCATCAGAATGAACGGCCTCTGCCTGGGGAATGTTGGCCCCCCGATCCACTCATTTGGTAAAGGAGGACCTGACTTTGCTTGACACCATGAGTCGCTACCTACAGAGCCTGGCGAACCCGAAGGATGCGTATGCGCTGCAGCGCGTCTTCTCGCCGCTGGTCGATCGGTATTCGTCCCAACCGCTCAACTCTGCCGGCCTCGTCATCAAGGCTGGTGGCGGGGTGCTGGCGAAAACCGGCGCCACGGCGTTCTACGCCTCCGTCCAGGGGGTGCTGGTGACGATCGCGGCGGCAACCGACATGCCATCGCTGCTCGGCATCAACATCGGGGCCGGCGCCTTCAACGTCGCCTGCTTCTTCGTGGATGCCGCGGGCGTCACAACGGTTGCGGCTGGCACGCAGGGCGCGACGCTGGGGGCTGTGCGGTTTCCGCAGTTCCCCGCGAACAAGGCGTTGATCGGGTTTCTGATCATCACCTACGCCAGCGCCTTCACCGGCAACACCACAGCCCTCGATACCGCAACCACCGTTTACATCAGCCCGATCGGACCGTTTGATCCGACCGTGCTGGTTTCGTAAGGAAACAACCATGGCCGACAATCTCAACTTCAACGCGGGCATCACGATCAATCTGGTGTCCGCGGCGATGGTGGCAGGCACGACTTCGACCTATACCACCACCGTCACGACCGTCTGCGTGATCAACGGCAAGTTCGCTACCACGCTCGGTGCGCAGACCAACACGGCGTCGCCGACCACGGATGCGAACACCTCCGCGGCGTTCAACGCGCTGGCGCCGAACCAGTGCTGCGCGCTGGTGTTCGGGCAGACCTTGGCCGGCGCCATCGCGTTGGTCCAGGGGCCGATCATCCCGACGAACATCGGGGTAACGACGACGGTTGGCACGTTCGTCCGTGCGCCGCAGTTTCCGGATCTGCCGGATAACTTCGTGCCGCTGGCCTACACCATTGTCCGCACCGCGCCGTCCGCGGCGGCGTGGATTCCGGGCACCGGCTCGTGGACCGCCTCGGGCGTGAGCGCAACGACTTTTCAGAACTGTGCTCAACTGCCGAACCGGCCGCAGATCGCTTAGGCCAAAAGGGGCCGTCTTAGGCGGCGGCCCTTCCCTTTTCTCACGGAGCACCCATGGCACGCGAAGTCCACAGCGAGACGATGAAAATCCAGCAGCACGCGCCGATTACCGACACGTCCGCCTACGACGGCGATATCGTGACCGGCGAGCGGATCGGCGGCAACACCGACTACCTCGACGATCTGGCGTTCAATGAGGAGCCGGTAGTGATCAGGCTGGAGCCGTCCAGCGACAAGAACGCGGCAAGCTCGTTCCCGGTGTGGTGCAACGGCCAGCCGGCGCAGATTTTCGAGCGGGGCGCGTGGCGGGAGATGGGGTATCTTCCGATTGGTGTGGTGCTCACGGTCAAACGCAAGATCGTCGAGATCATCGCCCGGGCGAAAATCGACACGATCCATACCCGCGTGCAGGAGATGGGCAACGATCGCCCGGTGAAGAACACCGTCGATCGGGCCACGTCGCCGACGACCGGCTTCAGCATCATCGAGGACCGCAACCCGCGCGGCGCGGCCTGGATTGCGGAAATCCGCAGACGGAATCTCTGAGGGACTATGCCGCGATCTTCGCTGCGAGCCGTGTTGCCAGTTGCTTCACGATGCTTTCTGGGGATCGCTTTTTGCCAAGATGGGAAATCGCCATATTGGCGCGCGTCTCGTCCGAATGTTTCCGGCCGATATTGGCAGCAACCCTCTTCGCAATATGCTCGGGAGTTTGCTTTTTGCCACGTCTAGTCGCCGCTGCGTTTTCAATGTGCTCGGGAGATTGTTTTTTCCCCTTGTGGCTAGCAGATAAATTTGCACGCCATTCTGGCGGGAGCTTCATGCCGCGTCGCGCTGCCGCTAATTTCGCAACATGCTCTGGTGCCTTCGTCTTACCTTTGCGAGCCGCCGACATTCTCGCACAGGTCTCTGCCGAGAGCGTCTTGCCGGTTTGGGCCTTCGCCATATTTGCGCGTGCTTCTGGCGAAGCCTTCTTCCCTCGTTTCCCGGCTGCGATGTTCGCACATTCTTCCGGCGACTTCTTTCTGCCGCGCTGCCGTGCCCCTATGTTCGCGCGTGACTCCGCCGACAGTTTCTTGCCCCGTCTTGCCGCCGACCTTTTCGCTACATGCTCTGCCGAAAGCTTCTTCCCTGGGGGAAATCTGAACCCCGTTATGCCTTCGCCACCATCTGTTAGATTCACCAAAGGACCATTGCGGCCGCGGCCAACAGCTTTGATTAATGCGATCTCATATTCGTGGGCGACGGCTTCTGTAAGTCCTTCATGGATCTTCAATTTGATGACATGGAAACCTCTTGACTGCATGTCGCGAATGATCGCGCACCTATGGTCTCTGATGCCGGCACGGGCCTGCCTCTCGTGATGATCCCAGCGATCACCCTTCCCTTTGCCGATGTAGAACGGGACGCCGGTTTCGCGCATCAGCGCGTAGGTGTAAAAGATATCAGCCGACATGGACCACACTCCGTCGAGGCTAGGGTCGAAGCGATGTTTGCAGCATCGCCCGGCCCGACCATTATGGCAGATCGTGCCGATTTTGCAATCACAGAGTTCAAGTCGCGGACCTGTGCCCAAAAGGGTAGCGAATGAATTACTTACAGATCAGCCAAAGGGCCGCAGTAGAATGCGGCGTCGCTAGCAGCACAGCGATAAAGACAGCTTTGCCGACTGTAGTAGGGGCAACGGGTAGTCTTGGGCGTATTGTTGGGTGGGTGTCAGATGCACTCAGCGATATTATGATGGATCGAGATGATTGGGATTTTATGCGGTCCAGCAACCTGCTCGGCGCCGGCATTTCCTTCCAGACAGTCGGCGGCCAGGCGAGTTACCCGCTCGGGACCGGACCCGGCACGGTCGGCGTCGATGTCGAGGCGTTCGGCAAGTGGGATCGTGAGTCGTTCCGTAATTTCACGACGGCCAGCGGCTTCCAGAACGAAATGTTTCTCGACGAAATCCCCTACGACACATGGCGGAACAGCTACATGCTGGGCGCGATGCGGACGGTGCAGACGCGCCCGGTTGCCATCGCGGTCGGGCCGGATCAGTCGCTGTGCCTGGGTCCGCCTCCTAATTCGAATTATACGATCACCGGCGATTACTTCGTGGCGCCGACTGAGATGGTGGTTGATACCGATGTGCCGCTGGGCCTGCCGACGCGCTTCCACATGCTCATCGTGTATCGCGTGATGCAAAAATATGGCCGCTACGAGTCCGCGCCCGAGGTTTACGAGCGCGGGACTGAAGAAAACGCCGGCATGTATGCGCAGCTTATGGCGGTGCGGGCGCCTAGAGTGAGCTTTGGTGGGGCATTGGCCTGATGCGTTCGATCGCCGCCCTTCTCGGTCTGCTGTTCGTCGCGCCGGCACTGGCGCAGTCGCCTGGTGCAATCAACCTGGTGGGGCCGTCAACCGTTCCTGGGGCGCCGCAGGTCACGCCAGCAACCATCAACGCCGCAGTGAATAGCGCGCTGGCGGCCAAGCAGGACTATGCGGACGCTGCGAGGCAAACGCTGGCGCCACGGTCCAATATCGGCGCATGGTCTGTCGGCGGCACGCATAGCATTGGCGGCGCGGGGCTGACTTCGAACACCGTGACCGGGCGCACCGGCATTTTCTCGGTCGAGGTGCCGGACGACTTCGAGGCGGTGCAGATCGGCTTTGAGAACGACAACGGCGGTAGCGCCGCATCGGCATACACGGTTACGCAAGCAGTCGCCACGGCATCGACGAGCTACGGCAACGGCGCATCGGCACCGGGCGGCACGGCCTACGACCTGACCGGCACGCCGTTCACGACTATGGTGCCGTTTCAGTTCGCCAATGCTGGAGTCAATTCCGCCCCGTTCGACGGGCTTGCGGGCATGGCAGGCGGCGGCAAGCAGCCGGGCTACGTGGTGGCGCTGGCGACCAACGCTTCGACCGGGGCAGGCACTGGTAGCCTGTCGTTTGCCAGCACGTCGAACCCACGCGAGGGCACCGCCAGTATTGGCGGCACGATACCGCTAGGCTGGTTTGTCGCTGATGGCCTGGGCTGCATTGCGCCCGGCGTCACTGTTGCCACAGCGAACTCAACAACTATCACCCTGACCGGCAACGGCGCGGCAGCGGTGGGCTGCGGCAACGGCCAGCAGATCTGGTTTTCACCCGTGCCGTTCGGCGCGTTCTCGCGGCTGGTGCCAGCAGTCACGTCCAACGGTGTGCCGACGCAGATCTATAGCGACTGGCTGGCGCTATCGAGCCTGCCGCGGCTGGATGGTGGCTTTGCGAGCGGCAATGTGCTCGCGGTCTCAGGGACGAATATTCCGGGCGGCACGACGCTGGTTAGTGTCAGCCCCACGGCGTTGAACCTGTCCACCCCGACGAGCGGCATTGTTGCGGCGAACGCGGCGATTACCCTCTCGGTTGCCGTGACGGCGACGGCCTCGGTCAGCAACAATTACACGATCCCGGTGGCGTCCATCCTCGGCGTCAAGATCGGGGCGGCGATTACCGGCGCGGGCATCCCGGCAGGTTCATGGGTCACGGGCGCCGATGCGGATGGCGTGACGATCACCAATTCGACCAACACCCTGCCGAGTGTGACCGGCGGGGCGGTGCTGACCGTCTCATCGACGATCTACACCAGCGCATCGACGGGGCCGGGCCTCACATCGTTGCCGGTGGTTTCGACCAGCCCGCATCGGCTGATCATGGTGCGGTTTTTCTTTGATCAGGCGACCGGGCCGAGTGTGACGGACGCTCATGCGATCTGCCCGAGTTTCGGCACTTGTGCCCAGGCACAGGGTATCCCGCTCGTCGCTTCGTCATTCAGCAACACGAACATTGATGGGGTGAATTTCGTCGCCCGGGCCGGCAACGGTGCTGGCGGGGTCATTATCCGCTCGGTCATGCCGAACGTGTTTCTACGGTTCGTCACCCGCCATCGCAGCGTGACGACGTTGCAATGCGGTGGCTTCCAGGCGATGGGGTCGGATACTCCTGGTAGCCTGTCGGGCGCGCTGAAGATCGCCTCGGCGGCCTTGTCAACGTCGGACGTGCCGGTGTTCTCGGTCAATGCCGGCAATACGGAGCTAACCAATATCTATTTCCCGCGCTGTGCCGAGTGGGTGCGGGCGACGCAACCCAGCATCGTGGCGCTGTGGACCTATTCGGATCGTGGGCCGGATTCGCTGAGCAGCTACCTGACCAGCGTCTTGTCGATCGCGAGCGCGACGGCGAGTTACGGCGGGCGGGTCATTCTGGACACCGATGCGCCGGAACAGTCGGTGCAAATCAACGGTATGGTTGTGCCGGCCGCCGTCAATAATTCGGTCACGGTGCCGCTGCCGTTTGCTTCGGGCAGCTTTCCATTCGGCGGCAGCGGGTATCTGATTACCGGGGCTGGTGTTCCGGCCGGCACGACGGGGACATTCAGCGCCACGGTGCCGGCGGTGCTGACGCTCTCGCAGGCGGCCACAATAGCGCCCGGTACGGTCCTGCATGTCGGCTACCAGATCGGGGCGAATACTGCGGGAACGACGATCACGCTGGCCTATCCGGCGGCGGTGGCGAGCGCGGGCGGCGGCTTTACCGTGACCGGTGCCGGCATCCCGGCCAACACCACGATCACGCTGGCAGCCAACAGCACGACGGCGACGCTATCGCAGGCGGCGACGGTGACGATCGGGACGGTGCTGACGATCGGGCGGGCTGACCCATCGGCGGGGCATATCGGCTCGGTCAACGTGCCTGCGATCAAGGCGATTGCCGGCACGCGGTCGGGCATGTTCGTATTCGACACGCGCAAATCGTCGATGAACCCGGCGCAACCGATGTATGCGTGCGACGGCTGCGGGTTCAACGGAATCTACAACGATGACTATGGCGAGAGCCTATGGGCGGCGGGGCTGCAGACGCTGATGCGCCCGATGATCGGCAATCAATGACGTTTATGTTGTGCGCCCGTCATACTCTTTCCCGGCCGGCGTGGCAGCGTTGATGACGTGCTCCAGCTCGCCGAACGTGTTTCGCATCCGCGCCCAGTGCGCCGCAACCTGGCTGCCCATAGCGCCGATGTCAGGGTCGTTGTGGATTTCCTCCATCACCCGCCGCAGCACGCCGAGCCGCCGCTTGTTGGCGAGTATCTGCGCCATCACCACACCGTTGCTCATCTGGAAGGCTCCCGGATATCGCGGCCGGGATGCGCGCCTGGATGCCG